AGAACACCGGCCCACACACATCACACACAGGAGATTTACCATGGTTTCACCATTTGAACTACGATTTTCTATTTTCAACACAGCTAAAGACCTTTTGGTTAAGCAGCACGAAGCCAACTTGGCAGCGTGGGAAGTATTAAACAAGACAACTAAAGAGGCTGCAGAATTGGCTCCTCAGTTCCCAACAACTGAAGAGATCATTGATAAGGCGATTGAGATCAATACCTTTATCAGCGGTGCATACACAAAAGAAATGACCAATGTGGCTAAGAAATTGGCTGGCGTTTCAGTAATATTCTAAGTAACAACACCCCACACGCCTAGAATCTGGTATAATCGGATGCTGGATCGGGACTACTCGATCGATGCGCACCCAGCGGGGTTTTTCCCTGTAAAATTTAAAAAATAAGTTTTACAGGGAAAACATAATTAAATCAAGGACATCATGGCGACTAAACCTGGATTATACGCAAACATTCACGCTAAGCAAGAGCGCATCAAGGCTGGCTCGGGCGAGAAGATGCGCAAGCCAGGTGCCAAAGGCGCACCCACAGCTAAACAATTTAAGGAGTCTGCAAAGACTGCAAAGAAATGAACGAACTAGATCCACCATTAGAAAACCTACAAGCCCCAGCAAACGAGGCACCTCCTACTCCAGTGGAAGAAAATGGCAACTAAAAAGAACCCATCCCTGTCCATTGGCCGTGGCGAAAAGCTACCGGCATCGCAAGGCGCTGGACTGACTGCCAAGGGTCGCGCTAAGTACAACGCAGCCACTGGCTCGCATTTAAAGGCACCACAACCCGAAGGTGGCGCACGTAAGGATTCATTTTGTGCTCGCATGTCTGGTGTTAAAGGTCCTATGAAGGACGAGAGTGGCAAACCAACAAGAAAAGCAGCAGCTCTAAAAAGGTGGAAATGTGGCAGCTAAAAATACATTAAAAGGTGTAAAATCTGATTTTAAATTTACACCAGAACACGCTAAAATTATTCTTGAACTTGGCCAACAAGGCGCAAGTCAAAAGGCCATGTACGCATCCTTGGGAATAAGTAAAGCAACAGCAGCACGACTTAAAAAAGAAGATCCGTTTTTTGCTGAATCTATGGACCTAGCCACAGTACATGGGCAAGCATTTTGGGAAAACATGATGTTAGCCAATGTTGATAACAAAGGATTTAATTCTCGTATTGCAGAAATTAGTTTGCGTGGTCAATATCCTGACGACTATAAAGAAACTCGCGACACTAAAGTAGATTTAAAAGTAGAAGCAAAAATAGATTTCCAAAAAGAAGTAAACGATTTAATTAAGTTGTTAAAAGAGTAGCACCAGTCAACGGGGAAACGGCTTAGCGGCCTTGCCAACGCTCCTTCGTTGGCTACCCACCAAATTGCCAAGGAGGGCATCAATGAAAAAATGCGCAAAGTGCGGCGTAGAAAAACCAATATTTGATTTTGGAAAACAAAGCCATAAAAAATCTGGAATACGTTCTCGTTGTTTAATATGTAGTAGAAATGATAGTAAAATTTACAGGGCTAAACGGCTAGAATTACAGGGTGATAATTTACGTAAAAAATTAGTTGCTGTAGAACGAAAGCGACTATATGGAATATCTCAAGATGATTTTGATAAAATGAAATTAGATCAAAATCATAAATGCGCAATATGCGAAGAAGATTTAGATAACGCAAAAAACACTTGTGTAGATCATTCACATACTACTAAAAAAGTTCGCGGAATTTTGTGTGCAAAATGTAATTTTGGTTTAGGGCATTTTAAAGATTCAATTCAACTTTTACAGTCTGCCCAAAATTACTTAAAAAAATATATTTGAAAAAAGGACTCTTCGAAGTCCTTTTTTGCGTATTAGTAAATATACCGATAAACCGAATTGAAAGAATAATATGAGCGCACATGCCTTACTTTCTGCTTCAGGTTCTAAACGATGGCTTATGTGTACGCCTAGTGCAAGACTTGAAAGTACACTTCCTGAACAAAAAAGATCATCTTCTGGCATAGACTTTTCTGCGGAGGGGACACTGGCCCACTCTTTAGGTGAAATTAGACTACGACTTAACTTTAACCAAATCACACAGGAAGATTATGACACAGAATACCAAGAAATTAAAGACCATAAAATCTATCAAGCCTATTCATCCGATGAACGAGACGATTTTGAGGCTAACGTCGACAATTACGTATTATATGTACGTAGCCAGATCGGTGAAGGTGATACTCCACTATTTGAACAGCGCGTGGATTTCTCTGACTGGGTACCTGACGGGTTTGGCACTGCAGACGTCGTTATACTTTCAAAGCATTCAATCCGAGTCATCGATCTTAAATTCGGAAAAGGCATCCCAGTCTCGGCCCAAGACAACACGCAGCTCCGTCTCTATGCCCTTGGCGCGTGGAGCAAATTCAAAGAAGAATACCCAGACATTAAAGAAATCAGTTACACGATACATCAACCCCGACTTGACAGTATCAGTACCGATGGTACCAGCATCAGTAAACTTATCGACTGGGCCAACTACTACGTCAAACCGAAAGCCAAAAAAGCCTGGAGTGGAAGCGGCGAGTTTTTACCGGGAGAATGGTGCCAGTTCTGCAAAGCCAAAGCGCAGTGCAGGGCGCGTAGCGACTTTAACACCGAACTTACCAGACTCGAGTTCAAAGAAGCGGCTCTCCTCGACGAAGAAGAAGTCAGCCAAATCTTAGTTAAAGCGCAGCAATTGCGTACTTGGGTTAACGATGTAGAAGACTACACATTAAACCGTGCAGTAGAACAAAACATTATTCCACCGGGATACAAACTTTCAACAACAGTAACGCACCGCAAAATTAGTGATTCAGCACTAGCAGCTATAGTGCTAGTAGAAAAGGGCATGGATCCAGCAGTAATTTGGGAGCAGCCTAAGCTCAAATCTATCGCAGCACTGGAAAAGTTAGGGCCTAAAGGACAAGTGACTGCATGGCTTGGTGATCTTGTGTTAAGACCAGAAGGACAACCAAAGTTAGTCAAAACTAAAGAAGACGCGAAGGAGGACTTTGCATGACCAGAGACGAGCTTAAAGAACAGTACCCAGAGCTGCTAGTATTGGATCCCGAGTATTTTGACAACGCAATCATGGGTGTAATACATGATTTTGATAGGACCGCAGTTTGCTATAACGAGGCCAAGGTAATTGAAATATTGATGAAGGAGGATGGCATGGATTATGACGACGCCATTGAGTACTACCAATTCAATATTCTTGGTGCTTGGTTAGGTGAACATACACCAATGTATTTGGAGGTATTATGAACACATGGCTAATGGGGTTTATAGCTTTTGTATACTTGGTAGTTGCGATTAACTTTTTTAGAAACAATGAAGTTGGTTTTGGTTTATCTTTTATTGGTTACGTAATAGGAAATATAGGATTGATATTGGCCGCATTAAAAATATAACAAGGGGCTATTATGATGGTAGAGTGCTATGGTTCGGAATTTGAAGTGCCAGACCTGTTAGTTAATAAGTTTTTAAAAGATTTTGAAACTCTACCCGGAAGTGGATACCGCGAAGGTGTTTATCAATTAAGAGAATCAATCTACGAGATTTTAGACGTAGTAGCAGACGATCCAGAGCTCTTGCATGAACCTGATTATCACACAGACTTTATCAGGGCTCTGGCCATGAAGCAGGCAATGGGAGAACTAGGTATTTTGTTAGACTCTTAACTTTCTCACATTGTGAAATAATAAGCAGTAGATTTGCGTATTAGTAACAACAGTAAAAGGTTAGACGTGCTGGCACCTATTGAAGTCCAGTACTTAAGTTAATAAGGCATATATGACACAAGCAACTAAAGTAAAAATCGTTACCGGTAAAGTTCGTTTTTCTTACGCTAACGTATTCTCACCAAAAGCATCAGTAGAGGGTGGCACACCTAAGTATTCCGTGTCTATCATCATCCCTAAGTCTGATAAAGAAACCATCGCCAAGATTACCAAGGCGTACGAAGACACTAAGGCTGGCGCAGCTGCCTACTTTGG